TGTAGAACATCTAAATGAACGAGGTTTATCAACTTTCGTTTTATCTCTCAATTCATCTTTTAGACATTCTACCCAAACGATATCTTTATAATCGATATTTCCTGAAACTATTGATTTCCATACTCTGTCAAATTCGGACTGTCCTAATATAGTTAAACTTCCATCTTCAAAATTTATATAATCACTTTTCTCTTTTTTCATCAAAAAGCCATTAGATGAATCTTTATTGAAAGCAGCTATATTATCAGTCCCTTTTATCACATCTTTCATAAGCATAGGTTCATATTCCGGTATAATCATATCCAAATACATACGAGCAAAGTCCAAATCGTCTTCGTTGACGGTCTTGACAGGCACTAAAGACTTCATAGCGGCTACCTTAACGGTATCCTTACCATGAATCGATAAATTTACGGGAAATCTTTCTATAGGGAAAGTATCGTACATTAAACTAGGTTCCAATTTTGTTTTATTTGGAACAACATTAACATGTAATGCTTCTAGTTTAACACCACTAACACCAGGTTTTTGCCAATTAGACAACTCCAAAGGTATTATATACTTATTATCCATAGAAAGTATTTCTCGTATTTTATCTCTAGTCTTTTGTGACCACAAGACAGAACACCCTAATGCATCTGTACCAGCTACATGGAATCCCAATAATCCTAATTGATTATCACAAACCACGGAACCGCACAAACCATTTATTCCAAAATCATATATCACAGCATTTTCTTTATTAACTTTATGGTTTTCACCTAAACGTTTATAAACAAAATCCTGTGAGTTTAATCTTCTAGAAACTAAATCTATTACACCAGCTGGTGTAACTAAAGATTTAGCTAAGGCATTCTTATCAACACAGACCAAATTAGATCTATTTTTGAAAGTAGTAGCAACTTGAACATGAGTGGACAATATAACCAAATCTTCTTCTTTAGAAATATAAAGAGGAAAAATTGATATATGATCCCATATAAGTTGTGTATCACTCATAACACGACGCAAAGACATTGTACTTGCACCGGCCCATGAGTGATATGGTGCCAAAACACAATGTCCTGACACAAACACACAACATATATTTAACTGTTCATCAGTATCACCATGAAAAGTTGCTAATTTCATAGAATTACTAATAGCATCAATTTGAGTTGATACATTAGTCTCTCTACGAC